TCAAACGACAAAAAGCGAAAATAAAAAAGGCATAGTTAATGCTTCAACTTCTCTAAACGTTTTTAAGATTAGGGACGATGGCGACGCTGACGATTTAGCTGGTGAACAACGAAACGATACAGAGAAGGTAATTCGCTCACTTGTCGGTAGTCAAGAAGATTTTATGATGACTTCTCTTGCTGCGCAAGGAGAAACCAATCAATTCATATCTCATGGTTCTACTAAAAGAAGAGCAGTGTTATCGAAATTTTTAGACCTAGATATCTTCGACAAGATGTTCGATTTGGCGAATAGGGAATTAATTGGTCTTAAGTCGCAACTAAAGAATTGCCAAGATAGAGATTGGCGCGTTTTATTCGAAACCACGAACGATGCCATTAAGTCGTCGAATAGGTTGATCAACGAATTATCTCAATCGATCAAGGAAAAACAATGTGAACAATCTCAGCTAAGACTCGAGTTAGCGAAGCACAAAGATGTAACGCCAGTTACTAAATCACAAGTCGAATCTCATATTAAACAAATTCAAACATTAGAAAAACAAGTTATAAGCTACAAGAATGAAATTGATGCTTTGCAAAGAGAGATGCAAGAAGCTTCCGACAAACTAGAAAAAATTTCTTTAGTTAAAAAAGAAAATGACATACAACATTTAAAAGCTCGCCAATCGGCTTACAAGAGTCTCGAGTCTTCTTTGCAGGTTTTGCAATATGCTTACGACAAAGAAGAAAATACTCTGAAGCAACAACAAAAATCTCTTAAGATTTTAGAAGAAGTACCTTGCGGAGATGAATATCCTACTTGCAAATTTATCAAAGACGCTTATAATGACAAGAAACGACTAGTTGATCAACAACAAAAAGCTAAATCTTCTAGAGACAAACTACAAGAAGCTGCGTCTTCATTAGAAAAACTTAAGCAAGAAAATGTAGTCGACAAACTTGAAAAGCTTGAAAAGCTAATTTCCTTAGAAAATAAACTTTTGCTCGATTCGTCTAAAACAGAAATTACGCTATCCAGGGTCAAGTCTATTTACGAGACCCGAGCTAACGAACTAAACCAGCAAAAGCAAAAGCTAGAACATCTCCAAGAGGCACTAAAGAATGAAGAAAATTTAGAAGTTGTTTCCTTGCGGTCAAATATTGAAAATATCTCAGAAGAGATTGATGCGCTAACAACACAAAAAATATCTACAGCTACTCAAAAAGGAAAGCTAACAGCAAACCTTGAAAAGTACGAGGAAGAAAAAATAGCTAGAGATAATCTTCTAGAAAAGATGAGAGTACACGAATTAGTGACTGGAGCTTTTTCTAAAAAAGGTATTCCTTTAATCGTAATCAAGTCTCAACTACCTGCAATCAATATCGAGATTGCAAAAATACTTCACGGCATAGTAGACTTTACAATTGAACTAGAGAACGATGAAAATACTGATTCTTCTGAAATTTATATTAATTACGGTGACTCTAGAAGAATAGTAGAACTATGTTCGGGTATGGAAAAAACGATAGCTTCTTTGGCTATTAGAGTAGCTATGATTAATATTTCATCACTACCAAAACCCGATATCTTCATCATAGATGAGGGATTTGGAACGCTGGACGATGCAGCAGTTGAAGCGTGCAATAGATTGCTAGTATCCTTTAAGAGATATTTTAAGACTATATTAATCATCACTCACGTTGATGCCGTTAAAGACGTTGTTGATTGTATGCTAGAAATAACAAAAAACGAAAAAGACTCGAGAGTAGTTTTTGGAGAGAACGAATGACAGATTGGGAAGCTTATCCTCGCGGGAGGAAGATATTTAAAAAAAATCATTACGTAATAATCGTACCAGATTACTTTGAAGAAAAGAATGTAATGCCATTATTTTGCGATGTTTGTCAAATTAGTTTTTCTAATAAAGAAGATGAAAAAACTTATAAGTTATTTAAGTGTTGCGTTAGCTGCGCAGATATGTGGGCATATTCGAATAAAGAAAAGTGGATAAAAGGATGGAGACCAGAATCGAATAAAATTAAAAAAGCTGTCGAAAAACGGTTTTTTACGAACCCGCACATCGTCTTTGAGTGATACCTATATATTTAATGCTGGAGATATTATGCCTAAAATCGATTATAATGCATTAGGCCAAGCGCTTGATACGACTTGGGGTCGGTGTTCGACTCCACAAACAGCGTCATATTCAGTTAAATTTACTTTAGCCGGTGATGTTTTGATAGCTTCATACCAAGCTATCGTGAACTTTGCTACAGAAAAAGAAATGATTCTAATGAAACGTGCGTACGAAGAAGAATCTATACAAGTTACTGCGAGCGTATTAAAGAACGTTAAGTTAGTGTATAAAAACTTAACAGGTGATTCTATAACGACCAAGCAGCATAAAACTTCTACGTCAATAGAGATAATAGGATCTAACGTTAATAACCCAAAAAGAACAGCATACTTTCGTAGAAAAACTTCTTTCGAAATAGCATGACGCAACCCATAAATAGAAATGATCAAATAAAGGAGATCGTTCGATGTGGAAAAGATCCGGTCTACTTTATGAAAAATTACGTAAAGATTCAGCACACTGTGCGCGGTCTTATACCATTTGAAACATATGATTTTCAAGATGATTGTGTAAAATTTTTCGAAGAAAATAGATTTAACATCGTTCTTAAATCAAGACAGTTAGGGTTATCTACTGTTACCGCAGCTTACGCAGTCTGGTTCTCAATTTTCAAAAAAGATAAAAATGTTTTAGTTATTGCAACTAAGCTGTCGACTGCGATGAACTTTATAAAAAAAGTAAAAATCGTACTTGACGGTTTGCCCAAGTGGTTGCTTCTTACAAAATTTGAACCAACGAAGCAGGCAATTAGATTCAATAACGGTTCACAAATTAATGCGATACCAACATCTCCTGATGCTGGTCGTTCTGAAGCCTTGTCGCTATTAATCGTCGACGAGGCTGCATTCATTAGAGACTTTGAGGATATTTGGACCGGTCTATTTCCCACCTTGTCAACGGGTGGCAACGCGATTATTATATCTACACCGAATGGCGTCGGTGGACAGTACTATCGTCTTTGGATGGATGGTGAAACTAAACAGAACGAGTTCAACACGATCAAGCTTCCATGGTGGGTTCATCCGGAACACGATGAGGATTGGTTCAACAAGGAAACAAAAAACCTACCAAAGAGAAAGGTTGCGCAAGAATTTTTGTGTGACTTTATTTCTTCTGGCGACACGTTTTTACAACCTAGCGAATTAGATGTTATTAGAGAATCTATTATACCACCAATCGAAAAGACAGGTCCTCAATCCGGTGTATGGATCTGGAGAAGACCAGAAGCAGGTAAAAAATATGTCATTGCATCGGACGTGGCCCGCGGAGATGCAGCCGACTTTTCAACTTTTCATATAGTAGATAATGCGACTTGCGAAGTCGTTGCAGAATATATGGGTAAAATACCGCCAGACAAATTAGCCGATATTTTGTTCGAATATGGAAAACTTTACAATGACGCGCTAATTTGTCCAGAACAAAATACTTTCGGTTATTTTACTTGTGTTAAATTAAGAGATGACGGATATCCAAGACTGTATTATCAAGGAGCTTCCGGGGATCCATTCGAATTTAGGCCGACGGATCCTAATGCTGTGCCTGGGTTTTCTACACAAACTAAAAGTAGAAGTCAAATATTAACGAAACTAGAAGAACTAGCCAGAAATAACAGGATAAAAATTTATTCGCAACGACTTTACGACCAGTTACAAGCGTTTGTGTGGAACGGCTCGCGAGCACAAGCATCCAAAGACGCTCACGATGATTTAATTATGAGTCTTGCAATTGCTATATGGTTAGTTGCAGGAGACTCGGTATCAAATGAACAAGCTACAGCTTTAGCATATGCGATGTTAAAAGCGACGAAGGTTCAACAACAGACAAGTATGCCAGGTGATATTTCAAGTGTCAAGCCGGTTCCTGGTAGCATGATGGGCGGATTTAATCCGCGCGAAGCGCATAAACCAAAAGATCCATCCCAAGTAAGACATGTTGACGCAACAGATTTTTCTTGGCTATTTCGATAAAATTATTTAAAGAGAATATCTATTAAGGTTAAGGAATCAATATGCCTAAGTTAACAATTTCTCAATTAAGAAAAATTATTTCAGAAGAAGTTCAAGTTTTAAGAGAAGGCGAAAAGGAAGACCAGGCCGCAGCCATGGCTCAAAATGCTAGTAAACTTCTTAAGGCGATTGAGTCGTTTAAGTTAGTCGCTTCTGCAAAAGCAAAATCTGGTGCAGATTCATCTGGCTCATCTTTAGAAAAACATCTTTTAGAAGCTGAAAAGATGCTAAAAAGAATCGTCGCTTCGCCGCTAGAGTATGTGGATGGACAAAAAGTTGCTCCTCAAACAAGCGAACCAAACTTAAAAAAAATTACATTAAAGCCAGCGACTTGAGAATTAAGCAGTATACAGTTTTTTAAAATTTATTATTAAGAAACGAAAGAGCTGTCTCCCTAACTGGAACGGCATAAAAAATGGCAAAAGAAAAAGAACTACAATCGTCGTTATTTCAAAGACTAACTAAACTTTTTAAAAGTGGTCCCGTCGTCAAGCGAAAAATAAGAAATTTTGATACAACGATAGCAGTCGCCGATAAGACAAAGTCATCAGGAGCTTTATTATTTCAAAAGTCACTAGCTCCTACATACGCAACTATCACGGCGAACGCGTATAACATTACTGAACGCTTGATGAGATATCAAGATTTTAGTGAAATGGAATATTGTCTTCATGGTGATACCAGGATAGCTACGCCTGGTGGTTACAAGACAATTTCAGAACTAGCTGTTGAGTGTGAAAATAAGCCTGATCATACATTTTTAGTCTACTCCTACGATCATAACCTCGGAAGAATTATTCCAGCGTGGGGCAAACAAGCGCGTCAGACTCGAGTTGATCAAGCCTACTCTGTTACATTCGACAATGGACAACAGATTATTGGAACTCCTAATCATCGTCTCATGAAACGAGATGGCACGTTCTGCAAGATAGAAGATCTTAAGCCATCCGATGCTATGATGCCATTCTATCGACGCGACCTCTTCAATGGCTGCAAAGAAGAAGGTGAAGGCTATCGTTGGATTTATACGATGGATAGACGTTCTAAGATGAATGGATGGGTAGCTGAGCATCGAGTTATCGGCGAAATGTTGAAAGATTCTCCTTTGATGAATGGCGAAGTAGTTCATCACAAGAATTTCATAAAATACGATAATAGACCTGAAAATCTTCAGGTGATGACCCGCGAAGCCCACCAAAAATTTCATGCTGAGATTCTCAATGGAGCGAAATGGTCCGAACAAAATTCTGACTGGATTCAACAATTCAAAATCAATCATTCTAAGTTCATGTCAGAGAATAACCCAGCAGAGAGAAAAGACATTACGTTTGGCAGGATACTTGAAGTTTCTGAAAGAGTTAACTTTAATTCAAAAAAGCTTTGCGAAGTTCTCGACACCGATCCTAACGTGATAAAGCGCAAGCTGCGTAAGCACGGCTATGAAAATTTTGAAACATTCGCGAAGGCATACAATCCAGACTGGCACAATGCAGGATGGGACAACCAAGGTAAGAATAATCCTCGATATAATCATTCAGTTACCTTCGATAGAATATGTTCTGTTTTTTCTAGAGGCATGTCGAAGAAGCAGCTTGCAGTTTCTTTGGACACTACAACTACTGTGCTTGACAATCGCTTAAATGAACGGGGGTACAAGAACTATACGGAGTTTTCTCAGACCTACGACAATCTCAAGGTCGTCTCTGTCGAATATTACGGAGTGATTCCTCTCTATGATTTGACCGTAGACGGGTACAAGAACTTTGCGACCGACACCGTCATTTCTCATAATACTCCTGAAATAGCAGCGGCCATGGACATCTATGCGGATGAAACAGTTGCTCAAGACGATAAAGGGCGCGCGCTTCATATTTACTCAGACAACGAGAAAATTAAAGAAATATTAGAGGATCTTTTTTATAATACGCTTAATGTAGAATTTAACCTTCGATCATGGGCCCGTAATCTCGTCAAGTATGGAGACTTCTTTCTTTATAACGATGTGTCTCCTCAATACGGAGTTGTTAACGCATTTCCAATCCCCGTTAATGAAATTGAACGAGAGGAAAATTACGATCCAAATGATCCCTTTGCAGTCAGGTATCGATGGGTTACCTTGGGAAATAGAACACTCGAAAACTGGGAAGTAACGCACTTCCGTCTTCTCGGTAATGACATGTTCTTACCTTACGGCTCATCAGTTATTGAGGCCGCTCGTAGAATATGGAGACAATTAATTCTTATCGAGGACGCGATGCTTGTATATCGCGTAGTAAGAGCCCCCGAGCGCCGTGTATTTTACATCGACGTGGCAAATATACCACCTGAGAACGTGCCGATGTATGTCGAGGAACAAAGAAAAAATCTTCGTACTAATCAAGTAGTCGATCGAGCAACAGGTCGTCTTGACCTGCGCTATGCTCCTCTTTCTATTGAAGATGATTATTTCATTCCAGTTCGCGGTGGAGAATCTGGCACTAGAATCGATACACTCGCCGGTGGTCAAAACGCCGCAGCAGTCGAGGATGTCGCCTATATTCAAAAGAAACTTTTTGCTGCGCTAAAGATTCCTAGAGCTTATCTAGGCTATGACGAAATGTTGTCTTCTAAGGCTACACTAGCGCAAGAAGACATTCGTTTTTCTCGCACGATCAGCGTTATTCAACGTGTACTCTTGTCAGAATTAAATAAACTAGCAATAATTCATTTATATGCTAACGGCTTCGATGCAGAAGATCTTCAAAATTTTACTTTAAGGCTGTCTAATCCGTCAACAGTCGCTCAACAACAAAAACTAGAACTTTGGCGTTCTAAATTTGAAATTGCGGGATCTTCACCTGAAGGCATGGGTAGTAAACAATTTATAAGA